CTCCACGCCGCTAATCGTGCCTCTTTGTGCTGCCCCGTAGAAAACTCTCTCACCTTTTTTCTCCCCATATTGCTTGGTCATAGCAGATTTAATCTTTTTTCCTTTAGGTGTAAGCGGCATCTCCTTTAACTCCGTTGAGGCATATATGATTCTTTAAGTTTTACAGTAACAGTTACGGCACTGCCTACGCTGGCAAGGCCACGCAATTTGTCACCCTTAAACAACCATAATGGGTCATCGTTAATCTGAAGCAGTGAATTACCTAGCAATTCAACATTTTCAGCAAGGGTATAATATGTAGCACTTTGGTTATCATACCAATCTAAACTAAATGTCACGTTAGAAGAACTAGCATTATTAATGTATATATTATCTACCTCTGCTTCATAGTTTGATGGAACAGTGTAGATGTCTGCATTACTTGTGGTCAGTTCAAGTCCAACGGTGCGGTTCTTTGTTTCCATATTAGTTCTCTATGTAAAGGATGTCCATTGAAGCAGCTACACGTAAGTCTGCATTCGAACTAGTGGCTACAGCGCGAAACTCAATGTCTGTCTTTTCTGAAATAGGTTCAGGCGTAATGTAGTTTTGGTGAAACGCCGCCTGAAACAAATCAAACTTATTTTTAACACGAAACACGCCGTTAAGTTCTCGTGTAAGATAGCGCAACGTAGCGACCTTGTTGTTCTGTTCTGTAAACGCAGTAGCATCTAATGCTAGTAGATATGCCGTATATCCAGCAGGTACAGTCCACACTGTCATCAGGGTTTGATTTTCACCATTGGTAATCTGTGCATAAGTAGTGCCGCCGTTGGCTACAGTTACGTCATCAGTGGGAGCAGTAGACCCCGCTATGAAACAGCGATTAACCCGCAGGAATGTTTGGGTTGTTGTAGCCGTACCACTACCAGCCAGTGTGACAGTCTCGTTGACTTCATTATAATCAGCATCCAGACCACCTACATTTACCTGCACACCATTATCCGTAGCACCTGCACCGCTAGTCACTGTCATAGCCACAGCACTAGATGGGTAAGTGTATATACCACCACCATCCCAAATGGTTTCTTCTACGTCTTGAATTACAGAATTGTGACCAAACTTGAATATGCGTTTGTGACCATTTACAAGACCACGGGATACCTGTACAAAGTAGGGGTAGTAACCAACACCCCCACCCATTCCAATCAATTGTGGGTAGCTTGTTATACTCATTGTCTATCCAAAATATGCTTTAGGCTTGTTCCGCTTATTCACATTTTTCTTGTGAACACCCGGACGCCTAATGCGCTTCTTTTTCATAAAACTATTGGCGTATTGCTTTGCCATTATTTCTTCTTCTTAGCCATGCCACCACGCATCATCATTTTCTTTTTAGCAGCCATCTTAGCCATGCCACCGCCGCGCATTCGCTTCTTGGCAACTCCTCCACGCATCATTTTCTTCGCTGCTACTTTTGTCTTGCCCTTCATTTCTCAATCTCCGTCTGTCTATAACTAATGAGTGAAATACTTCTACGGGAAACTTTAAGTAGTAGCCACTCTTTTCTAAACTCAATGCTGCATCGTCCAATACAGATAGTCTCTGCACAAATACCATGCAGTATGTCAAGGAATTATCAACTACCCCATCTTCAATGAGAAAGTCCAGACCAGCCTTCTCAGCATCATAGTCTGGATGAAATACCATTAAGTGTAAGTCAGTACCTGACACTGACATTGCTTCGTTAACACCGTCACAGAAACCATCCAGATATTCCATGTCGGGTAAGGCTTCACTAGCCCACACAACTATGTCATAGTCATGTTTATCAAAGTCACGCACAGACTGTACCAGTCCATCTATGCCAGTGTTGATGCTAAAAGTAACCTTGTCATCAGCCCATGCCTGTTTAGCATAGGGGCAAGGTGGTAGTCCATTTAACTTGTCGTTAGGTATTTCAAGAAAGTTTTTAGACCAATTACGTATATCTTTTTCTACAGGATGCACCGCTATACGTCAAATCCCATGTTACGTACAGCATCCCGTCCTTTAGATGTGGAGGCCAATTTACGCAAGCCTGTGTTTGGCAACTTGTCAGTAACACTGCCACCAGCAGCATACATATGCTCTTTACCATTGGCAACACCACCGCGCATCATGCCCTTCTTCATCTTTTTAATCTTGTCCTTTGGCATAGAACTAACACCGATTGACACAACAGTTACCATATCGTCTTTCTTGTTCTTAGCCACGACTCTTTCTCCGATCAACGGTAGACTTTACCATACCGCCTACTCGCATATCTTGTGCGCCCTTACGTGCTGCAAGTTTGGCTTTTTGTTGCGCTTCTTTTTCTGCATAAACTTCTTTAGCACCATCAATAATTTCTTGCACAGCTTCACGTGCTTCAGAAATAGATACACCTTCTCTAAGTGCATCGTTTACAACAGACTCTTTGTTGAAAATATTAGCACCAAAATCTTTCCTTGCTTGATCCCGTGTCAGATCACCCATTTCAATAGCACCATCAATAAAGAATCTAGCTTTCTCGTATAGTTGCCCAATTTGCTCTTTCTTGTTTTTAGCCATTAGTATTTTCCTTTGCGTGACTTCGGGCTAGACTTTGTACTGCCACCCGGACCTTTCCATAAATGCCGACATGCCCAATAGCGAGCAGTCAACTTGTCATTCGCTGTATCACAGTTGTGCCTAGCACGAAACGACTTACGCGCCGCAGCACTATAGTTGTGACCATAGCCTGTAGCACCAAAATGTATCAACTTAACTTTATCACCGTCTTTGGCAAGAACCATCATCTTCTTACCTTCACGGTTTGACTTAATCGGTTTGTTATAACCTGGAAACTTTGTACCGCGATATTCAATAGTCATACGGATGAACCTTTTTTTAGTTCTTCACACTTCCACATAAATTGTACAGGAACACGTGGGAGAGTCGGTGTAATACTTGCCACCATCTCTTCAACACGGACTAGACATTCTTCTTCGGTTTTGTACGGGCCTCTATTGTCTGTAAACTGTACACAGTCATCCCGTGTCATCAGACTGCACACCAGTACCATTGCTGTCAACATCGTCTGTCCACCCTTCCATACGCATTGCCCACTCTACGTGTTCTAATGTGAAAGGGCGGCCATAATGGGCTTCTACTGCCTTACGTACATAAAATACATCGCTATGAGGTATGTGTAATCTATCTAATGTGTTCGTTCTAATTGCTTCATAGAATGCTTCAAGAACATCGTCTGTATATAGTTTTACAGATTTTTTCGCCATTGTCAACTACTTTTTTGGAAATACGGAATTTAGTCCATATGGGGTATATTGGATGTAACATTAAATGTCTTTAACAAGTTTATCTATATTTAATGTTTTCATTTAATGTCTTTAACATCTAATGTTCTTACATCTATGTTTCTTTATTTAATGTAGAACATCTAATGTTTTATTTTATATATGTTATACCATACCCCGAAAATCGTGTCAAGCATAAACTGCATATGTCGCAGCAATTATCATAAGTTGCCTATTTTTTAGGCACTGTTGCACAATACTTGTGCATAGGTTGTGTATGAGTTGCCTTTGTGGTTAACACTTAATTTTCCCAATCTGTGTATTTCTCCATATATACGTACGTATACCCGGGGTGTGGCCCCTGCCCGCCACCTTTGATCCGCGCGATTTGCGCCTGATTGCGACACTTTTTATCTTATTCGCGCCAGCGCATGGTGGAATTGCGCGAGCATTCTATAAAAAAAGCAGCATTTTCAAGGGGTTGGTGGTGGATAGTCAATGGATATCCTATGAATTGACGCCATACCATAGTCAATAGATGCATCGAATAATGAAAGGCAACACAAAACTATAACGGCGATGCATATAATCTTAGCCATACCCCAACAATTTAGTGACGCCTAACATTTAAGAACACACCATGAACAAATCCCTTTATACTTTATATATAAAAAATAAAAAATTTTTCTTAAAAATAATTTTATCAATAAAAACAAAAACTTAACCAGGCATACCATCTTAACTTATTGAAAACATTACAAATCTTTTTTCTTTACTTTGTTTTTTTCTTCATGATAGGATTTAACCAAGATGAACGGCAAGACAGATTAGAGTCTTACAAAAATTATCTGATACCGATAAAGCCAAAAGCATCTAGAAACTGAATATCTAAACGCCACGGCAAATTGATACAGTTTCGACAAGGGAATAAAAAAAGAATTGACTAACCGAATAAAGCGAATTAGGATTTAGAGACTGAAACAAAACGAAAGGACCAAAAAACCAGACATTCAAAAAATGCTAGGTATCCATCACCAGCAAAAGCCCCAAAAGCACCCAAAAAGTGTAGGCATAGAACGATGGCAAGTGGACACATGAAATCCTTGTGGGTGGTACAGACCATAATGCACCAGAAGTGCGCCTAATTACCTGACCTACTGTAACGCCTATGCGCCTAGTTAGCCATAAGGTGAGGTCGAAGCGAGAGGGTATCCAGTAGGTCGGAGAGTGCCAAGACGGGGGTAGAGTGTAACTATCGGCAGCGGTAGTGTATGCCATGCACAAAACCCCCATTTCTTAATCTATAACTAGACCAAGGGGTGACACAATGAGTGTTGAAAATATTCTTGCCATATATAAGATGGCAACACCAGAAGAAAAGCGTGACGGTATTGTGTGGTATGCTGACGCATTGCGAGACTGTACCCGAATTGCGCTTGACACATGTGTTCCATTGCATGTTGTCGTTGGTGTGGTAGCAAGTCTATCGCCAAACAACAAGTGGGAACGCAATATTCAAAATGCAAAAGACTTAATCCATGCCTGTGTAAATGGGGATGGTATCGACAGTGTGAAGGTATGTACCTACCACAAAATGAAAGAAAAAGCATGGTCAATACTTGAGGCAATGCCTGACCATGATGGCGTGATTACTATATTGAATGGGCAAAAAATTATCTCATTCTATCGTAACATCATGGGTGACGACACATGCACAATTGACGGTCACGCACGTAATATTGCATACGGTGAACGTGTGGGCTTGACAGATGACAAGACCAACATTGGTGTAAGGGAATACCGTACACTACAGGCAGAGTATGTTCAGGCCGCGAAACGCACAAGGGTTAATGGGCGTGCGCTTAAAGCGTTTGAATTGCAAGCCATCACATGGGTGACATGGCGCAGAATACACAACATCAAGTGAGGTGACAAATGGTAATGAATAAGCAAACAAGCAATCTTGTTGAGATTGTAAAACTCAGGCAAAAAGTATCCCACCTCAACGGTAAAATATTGGGCATGTATAATCTTTTAGAGATGTCTGAGGATTGGATATCAGAAGAGCAACGCCATGGCTTATACATGGAAGCACAGTCATTGGAGGGTTTCTTTGCTATGAAGATAGAAGAAATCGAAGAAGAGATTGAAAAACTCAGACAAGGGGAATAAAATGACGTTAAAGTTTGAACGCAAAGAAAATTGGGGTGAGATTAGGTTCTACCCAAAGTGTGAAAAATCCAGGTTTCTTGCGGATTTGTGTGGACGCAAGACATTCTATAGGTATCAGGTGCTTGACATTCGTGACAAGTTAGGATATGAAATAGAACTTACAAACACCACACTCTAACCAGTATGAGGAGACTAAAACCATGTTTAAGACTGTATTCACTAAGAAAGTATCAGGTATCACACGCAACCATGTAGGTGTGGAAAATCTGCAAGCCAGACGCACTACCAATCGGTATGGACGCAAGGGTACTATGTTGAGCAAACGAGCAACCAAGTCACTACTTGCTGTATCGCGTGTCGATCAAGGCGGTACTGTAATCAATGGCAAAGAATACAAGGGTGGTCAATTCTGCCCACGCCAGAACATTGCGTAAGATATCGCGCATCAATCCAGTAGCCAAGGCGCTTGCCTTGTCCAAACGCAGGGCAAGTGTTATACCTAATAAAAAAAGGTATGATAGGAAGAGGGATAAAAAAGATGTCGAAAAAGATCATCACCTATCGCAAACCAGTAAAGGTCAAGGCGATTACGAATAAACAGAGAAAGCCTGTGTCAGCATTGCGTAAGCAACAGCGACAGGACAAACAGCAACGACAGAGAATGGGGTACTAGACCATGAACAAAGCAACAGCAAAAGCACTACGTGAAAAACTGAACGCAATCTTTGCGGAGCATGGCATTGATGGCTATGAGATACACGCAGGGAATGCATCATTTGATGACACACAAGTTACCTTCAAGGTAGAGGTACGTGAGCAGGGGGCTGGGTCAGTAGAAGAACGCGACTTAGAAACTTTTGCCAACATCATTGGGCTTGACACAACCAAGATTGCCAACCAGCAAGGCAAGACTTTCACGTTGGTTGGGTACAAGACACGTGCCAGAAAGAACCCATGGATTGTGCAAGACATGAGCAGTGGCACAAAGTATGTCATCAATGACATGACAGCCAAGCGTTGGTTTGCAAAGGATATTGCATAATGCGACAGCAAGATTTCAAAAACATGAAACGGTATCCCAATGGGGATATCGTTGATCTGTACAACGTCCATCATCTATTGACAGACAAACAGAAAGACAGTCTATCTGACGATGATTGGTCAAGAGTGATTGAATATGAACTTGAGTTGGAGGCAATGCGCTATGAATGTGCTTAGTTTATTTGACGGTATGTCCTGTGGACAGATTGCACTACAGAAATCTGGATTTCAGGTTGACAAATATTTCGCGGCAGAAATAGATAAATACGCTATCAAAGTGGCAAAGGCTAACTATCCTGACATGGTACATCTAGGTGATGTGCGTGATGTGTCAGCCAATGACCTGCCACAAATTGACCTATTGATTGGTGGCAGTCCATGCCAAGGGTTCTCATTTGCTGGCAAGCAATTGAACTTTGATGATCCACGCAGTAAATTATTCTGGGAATTTGTGCGCTTACTCAAAGAGTGCAAGCCCAAATATTTCTTGCTTGAGAATGTCAAGATGAAACAGCAGTCGATGGATGTCATCACTGAGGCATTAGGTGTCGAACCAATCTTTATCAACAGTAGCCTAGTGTCTGCACAAAATCGGCAACGCTATTACTGGACAAACATTCCGATGGATGGATTGCCAGATGATAAGGGCATCAAACTGCGTGACATTCTTGAGGATGGTTTTGTGGATCGTGACAAGTCACATTGCTTGGACGCAAACTATTTCAAGGGTGGCAATCTCAAGTCATACTTTGAGAAACATCGTAGGCAACTTGTGTTCAGCAAGGATGGCTTGTGCCATGTCGGTGATGCAGATATCAGTGGCAATCAGACAGTCAAGCGAGTGTATCATCCTGATGGTAAAGCACCCTGCCTGACAACAATGGGTGGAGGACATCGTGAACCCAAGACACTAACAAGTGATACCACATGGCGCAAACTTACTCCACTTGAATGCGAGAGATTGCAAACTGTACCAGAAGGTTACACCAATCATGTCAGCAATACCCAACGCTACAAAATGCTTGGCAACGGCTGGACAGTTGATGTAATATCACATATCTTTAATGGAATGAAGGAGACAATCACATGCTAACACTTAACACAACACACTATGACGCACCGAAGGAACATCTCGCTGAATCACTTGGCTTGTTACCTCATTGGGTTGTTGAATACAACCTGCTAGGTGAGACAGACCTTGTTCAGTACATGACAGAACGCTATGGCTTTGGGGAGTTGTATCGTTTCGGCGGCGAAGTACAAGAGAATGGGTCATACAAAAGTAACTATGATGAAGACGATGACCTAGAATATGTAGGCAAGATGGAGACAAAGGATGGTACAGTATACTTCTATCCCTATGCTATCACTGCCTTGCCTACTGATGACGGCTACTTTATTACAAGGATGGACTAACCTATGCAAGAACTTATGAAAGAAGGACTGAAGAAACTTATGTTTGACCATGATTGGCTGGACACCAGCGTCATGGGCCTAACAGATGAGAACATTGACACTAACGATTATGAAGAGGAGATTAACTATGACACAGAAGATTGACCAATACTATGTCAAATCAAACAACGTAGTCTTTGAGGACGGTGAATGGTGGTATGTGAGTCCTGACACAACAGGATTCAAATATCGTGAACGACTCGAAAGTCATGCCCGAAAAAATCGGACGCGAATGTTTGTCAACGGTAAGTACATTCCCAAGTCACACCCACTCCATAAGCCAGGAAATTTCAAAAGTTTGGATGATGCGTGGTCACACAAAGAAATCAATAGTGTGCCACAGGGGTATGTATATGCCATCATCAATCCGGCTTGGCCTGAATGGGTAAAGATTGGTAGCGCTTCTATTGCAGAAGATAGACTCAATGGATACCAGACATCCTCACCATTCCGCGACTACGAGATTGTCTGTACCTTTGAGACGAAAGACAAGCGCAAGGCTGAAACCCTGATGCACCGTACGTTAGAGCAGTATTCAGATGAACGGCGCAACGAATGGTTTAAGATAGACATTGACAAAGTAAAGGATATGTTCTATCACTATGACGATTCAGTAGTAAACAACCAGTAGAGGAGACTTAACTATGCCAAATTGGTGTGAGAACAGACTGACGATATGGCACAAGGATGCTGACGTACTTGATAACCTCATGGCGCAGGTTCGTGCAGACGAGAACGGTGACTTGTTTAAGTACATCAAACCTATGCCAGACAATACTTTTCGCGGCGCACTTGGTAACGAGGAACGTGAAGAGTGTGAACGCAAAGGCATACCAAATTGGTATGACTGGTCGATTGATAATTGGGGAACTAAGTGGGATGCATGTCACATGGATTGGTCACATGGTGATGATAACAATGTAACATTCACCTTTGACACTGCATGGTCGCCCCCCATTCCTATCTATGAAGCACTCATGGAGCAGGGCTTTGATGTCGAGGCATACTATGTCGAGTATGGTTGTGCCTTTGCTGGCGAGTGGCACTACTCAAGTGAAGATGAACAATACCTAGATGCATCCTTTAACATTGACGAAGAGCAAGTGTCGCCAGAATTAGATGAGGTATTTGATATCACTCGACAACTTCAAGAGTGGGCAGAAGAAGCAAAGGAGTGTGCCTAATGAATCGGTTTTTAATTGACCACCACCCTATCGCAATAGCCCAACAGTTATGCGATCAACACATTGTCAAGATGCCATTGGAAGAGGCGCAGATGTTATGCACTGCGCTGTGGCATCATGCACCAGAGTATGCAGAGGAACATGATCTATACAGACCTGTACATCAAAATCATCCATGTACTCTGTGGGCTATGGAGAGTCGTGCAAACTACACATATGCGTTCAATCTATACTCAGCAATGCTCAAAGAATATACCTATCGCTACAGTAAGAAACATGGAGCAGGTAAACATTTCCTAGCACTAGCCAAGGGTAGAGACTTTGTTCCAGCACATGCTATCAATCATGTAACAAAGCACCCTCAATGTTTTAGTGGAATGGATCACCTGAAGACAAAAGAACATTGGCCTATTACACCATATCGTAACTTTTACATTGCAGACAAATCTAAGTTTGCAAGGTACAACAATGGTCGGGATATGCCTGGCTGGATGAAAGGAGCAATCAATGTCTGAGTACAAACCTTTTATAGATAGGAAGCATCTTATGCAACACGCATCTGTATTGATGGATGAGATTGATTTCCTAAGAGAGCAACTGCAACCCCACGATACTGGACACATACACACTGCAATCAGTGTGCTAGAAAGTCGTGTTGAGAAATTATTGGAGGACTTGAAAACATGAGTAAAGAATTGAAAGCATGGGAAAAAGAACAGCAAAGACGTAAGCAGGAAATTGCAGTAGCGATTTCAGAGATGCGGCCTGAACAATGGAAGGCAGTAAATGATGCGTTCAAAGCATTGCTCGCATTTGATATTGACTTCTCTGAATGTTATGAAATATGTAGCGCAGATGTTCCAAGAGATTTGAAGAGGGCTATGGCTGCACTTCAGTATGAGTTTGACCTGAGTTATGACGATGCCTAGAAACTTAGAGGAGACACTTGTTGCTACATCTAAGGACGATCTATCCGAAAAGATCAGGTGGTATCTAAACAGATATCACCCCCTTGGATATGACACTAGAGTTATACGCATGACACATGATCCTAACACTGGTAGGTTCACTGCTGTTATGTCACGTTGGGATTCTTGCGATTAGGAGAAAAATACATGGACATTATTATTGCAGTAATTGGTATGATTATTTTGTTGGCGTTTGGGCTATGACTACTTTCAACGACATGGTAAGTGATTACTATTCTTCCTATGAATACAATGACTTGAGAGATGAAACTAAAGCAGATTATAAATATCTAATCGGCCAGGTTTTAGATACAAAAGTTGAAGGAAGAATCTTTCGTAGCCTAGATGTCAAACAATTGACAACTAAGATGTGCAAACTTGCATACAACACATGGTGCGATAGAGGTATCCACTTCGCTAACAAGACAATGGCTATTGCGCGAGTCGTGTACAATCATGGCTTGCGTATGGAGATGGTCAACAACAACCCATTCAATGCTGTTCGCAGGCGTAAGCCTAAGAGTCGAACCACCCTGTGGGATAAAGAACACATCGTCCAACTACTGGACACAGCATATAGCGACTTTAACACACGCAACCTTGGGCTGATAGCACAGATGGCATATGAATGGTGTCAGCGTGTGGGTGACATGCGCCTACTCAAATGGTCTAGCATAGACTTTGAGCATAGGCGTGTGCATATCCTGCAATCCAAGCGTAGGGCAGAGGTTTATTTGCCTATCTCTGACGATCTTATGGATATGCTGGAACAGCAGCACGAAGACTTCGGCTTTCAGGAGTACGTTGCCCCCCGTCCTTATCCTATTCAGGGTAAGTATGAACCCTATACTATATACAAAATGTCCAAGCATGGACGCACACTTATTCGTAGCGCTGGGTTGCCTGACACTCTCCGACTGTCGGACTTACGGCGCACAGGTACTACAGAAATGGTCCAAGCAGGTGTTGGAATTGGACAGATAATGTCGGTTACAGGACATGCTAACCCACAATCTGTAAAGCCTTACATAAAAAATACATTCGATGCTGCAAATTATGCATTGACAAAACGAACTGCGCATGGTAAAAGCACATTAGATGCCGCAAAAGATGAGGATACATACAATGTATAATACATTAAATGATATAATAAATGAGACTACATTGTATATTGGTGAATCTAAGCGCATTAATTGTCCATCATGTAGAGGATATAAAACCTTTACAATTTCTAATATTGGTGGTAATGTAGTTTGGAATTGTTACAAGGCATCTTGTGGTATCAGTGGTGGCAAACGTGTTGGTATGACACCTAGTGATATCAGACAGATGAAAAAGAAACAGGAAGAAAAGGAAGTAGAATTTGTATTGCCACCATTTGTTGTGGCCCATCGTAATCAGAGACACCTAATTAAATGGTGTGCTGAGTGGGGTATTGACATTGATGAGTGTGGCTTGATGTATGATGTAAAGGAAGACCGTATTGTATTTCCTGTCGTACATGACAACAAGATTGTTGACGCTACTGGTCGGGCGTTGACAAAGCGACTCCCTAAATGGCGAAGGTATGGGTCTTCTAGTCTCCCCTATACCTGTGGTCAAGGTGATGTCGCCGTGGTTGTTGAGGACTGTGTGAGTGCGTCTGTAGTTGGCAATGAGAAATTTGTCGGGGTCGCATTGCTGGGTACTACGCTGCTTGATGAACACAAGCAATATCTCACACGGTTCTCAACGGCTATCGTTGCTTTAGACCCTGACGCATTACCAAAGACTATCTCGATTGGTAAACAATTGCGTGGTTATGTGCCACAAGTAAAAGTGTTGCGCCTTGAACAAGACTTAAAGTATCGCAACCCGACAGACGTAGAAAAACTAAACAAACTAGGAGCAATATAATGGAACTTATGGAACTAGCATTGATACGAAGCCTTATGAACAAGGACTTCTATGACAACAATCGTGGGGCTAAATGCCCAGACAAACTATTCAGTGGTGACAATCGTAAGATTAAAAAGGTTGTTGACATGGCAATGGATAAGTACAATCGAAGCGTAACCCCAGAGGAAGTACAGGCTTTGTTTGTATCAAGTAATCCATCTATTACTACAGCGCAACGAGAAGCATATAGCAACATCTTCCATCGTATCCAGCGCACTGACCCACTAGGTAATGATGTAGCAGGAGAGGTGCTTTCTCGCCTGTTTCAGCAGGTTGTAGGGGCAGAGATATCAGAGTTGGGGTTTGACTATGTGAATGGCGACAAGTCCAGCCTAGAACCCTTACAGCGCATTCTTGAAAGATACAACGATGACTTCACACCCAACCTAAACATTGAGTGGGATGACATTACGATTGATACTATCATCTCTAAGAATGATCTTGAAGCACGATGGACGTTCAATATCCCAACGCTTGCAACCAAAGTTTCTGGTGTCAACGATGGACATCTTATTGAGGTTGGTGCTAGACCCAACACAGGTAAGACATCCTTCCACGCAAGTTTGATCGCTGGTCCTGGTGGGTTTGCTGAACAAGGTGCAAACTGTATTGTACTCTGTAACGAAGAGAGTTACCATCGTGTTGCCGCAAGATATCTAACTGCAGCCACAGGCTTGACCATGTGGGATGTTAAGCAAAATCCTGCAAAGGCACGTGACCTGTATCGTCCTGTGTATGATAAGATTCGTATCAAAGATTCTACAGGCAGAGACATGTCTTGGGTAGAGAGTGTGTGTAAATCGTACAAGCCTGATGTTTTAGTCCTTGACATGGGCGATAAATTCGCTACAATGTCTGGCTACTCACGGCCTGACGAAGCACTCAAGGCTAATGCCATTTATGCTAGGATGATTGCCAAGCAATATGGTTGTGCTGTATTCTATATGTCACAGTTGAGTGCAGAGGCAGAGGGTAAGACAATATTGAACCAGAGTATGATGGAAGGTTCACGAACTGGTAAGGCAGCAGAGGCAGACCTCATGGTGCTGATCGCTAAGAACCCTGTAGTTGATGGGCAGGACGAAGAAGACACACAGCGTCATCTGTGCGTAGTCAAGAACAAACTGACTGGCTGGCATGGTAGAGTACACTGTGAACTAAACTATACTATAGGCAGATATGAGGTGTAATTATGAAACTAACACTTGACGTAGAGAATACTGTCACACATCGGGATGGCAAGATGCATCTTGATCCCTTTGAACCAGACAACTCCCTGACTATGATTGGTATGCTGAGTGACCAAGGAGAAGAGGTTCTCGTTACCTTGGATCATAAAGAGGTCGATAAGACCCCTAATGGTCACACTATAGTACAAGACTGGCTGGATAGAGCAACTGTGCTTATCATGCACAATGCTGCACACGACTTGTTGTGGTTGTGGGAATCAGGCTTTACGTATGATGGGCCTGTATTTGACACAATGCTGGCAGAGTATGTATTACAGCGTGGTATAAAAGAACCACTGTCTCTTGAGGCATGTGCTGAACGATATGACTTGGACACCAAGAAGCAGGACACACTGAAAGAATACTTCAAGAAGGGGTATTCAACTCGTGACATTCCTCATGCAGAGTTGTGTGGTTATCTATCTTCTGACCTTCATGCAACACAGCAGTTGTCAGATAAGTTGATGGTGAGTTTGAATAGTTTAGAAAGTGCTGGCTTGCGAGGCACAGTTGATCTAACAAATCAGTTTGCTGTAAGTCTTGCTCGTATCTATCAGCGAGGATTTACAGTGGACCTGTCAAAACTAGATGAGGTACGCCAGGAATTTGAAAAAGAAAAGTCTGAGTTGCATGAGAGTTTGAAGACACACATCCAGCGTATCATGGGTGACACGCCTATCAATCTCAATAGCCCAGAGCAATTGTCTTGGGTTATCTACAGTCGCAAGGTTAAGGATAAGACTGTGTGGTCTAATGCTATACATCCCTACATGAAGGATGCACCATTTAAGGATTTGATAAGAAGAGAGACAGAACGTATTTACAAAACGTATGCTGAACAGTGTAGTGATTGTAATGGTACTGGATACATTCGTAAGACAAAGAAGGACGGAACACCCTTTGCTAAACCACATAAGTGTATACCATGTGCATCTAGTGGTTATCTATACAAACCTACTGAGCAGGTAGCTGGCTTAAAGTTTATGCCACCTAATGCTAAATGGGCTAGTGCCAATGGCTTTAGCACAAGCAAGGGTAATCTTGAGATGCTAGAGAAGGCCGCACATAGCAAGGGTATGGACGATGCTGTTGATTTCCTGCGTGACATTCGTAGGCTATCGGCTGTTGAAACCTACTTGTCATCTTTTGTTGATGGCATACGAATACACACCAAGAAGGATGGTAAGTTACATGTAAGACTATTACAACATAGGGTTGCCACGGGGCGTCTGTCAGGTGCTGACCCTAACATGCAGAACATGCCACGTGGTCAGACATTCCCTGTAAAGAAAGTGTTTGTATCACGATTTATAGATGGCAAAATATTAGAGGCTGACTTTGCTCAACTAGAGTTCAGAGTGGCGGCATTTTTATCACAGGATGGAGTTGCAATTGAGGAAGTATCTACTGGATTTGATGTACATGCATACACCGCTAAAGTTATTACCGATGCTGGTCAGCCTACGGATAGGCAGACTGCGAAAGCCCACACCTTCGCACCATTATACGGTGCCACCGGATTTGGCAGAACAAAAGCAGAGGCAGCGTACTACGAACACTTTACGCAGAAATACAAGGGCATCGCAGCTTGGCATTCCAGATTGGCTAAAGAGGCTTTAAGCACACAGATGATTACTACACCTTCTGGTAGGCAGTTTAAGTTTGAGGGTGTACAGCGTCTTGAGAGTGGTCGTGTAACTAACTTCACGCAGATTAAGAATTATCCTGTGCAGTCGTTTGCTACAGCAGACATTGTTCCCATCGCCCTGCTTCACATAGAAAAGTTATTGCACGGCATGAGATCGTGTGTTGTCAACACAGTACATGACAGTATTGTAATTGACGTACACCCATTCGAGGAACGATCTGTACTGGACATAATTAAAAAAACTAATGATGACCTTCCAGGTTTAATTACAATGCGTTGGGGTATTGTGTTTAATGTACCACTAGAACTTGAGGCAAAAATAGGTAATAATTGGCTTGACACAAAAGACGTAGTGTGATACAACTACGGTTCTATTTTCAATGAAAGGAGCAAATACATATGAGTGAACTAACAGTAATTGATTCTAATAATTATGCAGCAGTGGCCCAAATGTTGGGCATGTCATCTGATACCAATGACAACGCAAGCACACTTGCAAGAATCAAAATTCATAGCCAGCCCATCAAGGGTAAGGCAGAAGTCAATGGTAAGATGATGAATGTAGATATAGTATCTGCAGGATCATTCTTCATGGCAGACGTTGAGGGTAAAACTATATACGCAGAGAAGATTAAGATGCGTATGTTCATGCAACGATTTATGTACCAGAAGTATGACCCTAATGCAAAGAACTATGTCAAGACAGTTATGTCAGAAAATCTTAAAATTGATCTTAAAGATAACTATGGTGGGTTTAACTGTGGCAAACCTTCTGGGTACATCAAGGACTTTGATGCATTGTCAAAGGATAAACAAGACCTGATCCGATCAATCAAACGTACACGTTCTACGTATGGTACTGTCACGTTTATTGATGCAAAGGATGAGAAAGGTAATGCAGCAGAACTTGAGAACGTGCCTTTTGTTTTTGACATTAGCCAAAAGGAAGGGTTCAAAAATTTCGCAGACGTTACAGCCAAGTTTGCCCAGCATCGTAGGCTTCCAATTATGCATGACATAATTGTATCCACTGCAGAACGAACTGGACCTAATGGCCCATACTACATTCCTGTGTGTGAGGCAGACCTTAACACAACACACGAGATTACTGATGAAGATCAAAGCCTACTGCGCGACTTTCAGGCTGTGATTGAGAATCATAATCGTTGGGTTCTGTCTGAATGGGAACAGAAGAACGTACAAAAAGCAACAGAAGAAGAGAAAGAACTCGCTGAATCTTTTGTTGACATTGATGTTGAAGAGGTAGAATAGTATGAACCATCCAGCTGAACTGGCGTTGCATAGTTACATGGAGAAGGCTTCCAATGGGAAGTCTACCATGTCGGAAAAAACTGCAAATCAGATTGCGGAAGATGTCCGACAGGCTGTGCTTCGCCAGTTTGGTGAGTCAGGTAGTAGAGAGTTTAAACTTCGCATGTCAAATATTGGTAGGCCAACCTGCCAGTTATGGTTTGAGAAGAATAAACCAGAGACTGCCCTGCCTCGCCCAACCACATTCGTAATGAACATGATGCTTGGCGACATCGTTGAAGCAGTGTTCAAAGGTTTATTAACTGAAGCAGGAGTAGAGTATGGTGATTCCGAAAATGTATCTCTTGATATTGGAGAGCATACCATTAATGGAACATATGACCTTGTTATTGATGGTGCTGTTGATGATGTTAAATCAGCATCTGATTGGTCTTATCGTAACAAGTTTGAGTCATTTGAAACTCTTCGTGATGGAGATGCTTTCGGATATGTCGGACAACTTGTTGGCTATGCTACAGCAACTGGCTTAAAACCAGGTGGCTGGTGGGTAGTTAATAAAGCAAACGGTAACTTTAAATATGTACCAGCAACTAATGTTGAATCTGAAAAAGAAATGTTGAAGATTGTACAAACAGTCAAGACTGTAGATGACAATAAGTTTCAGCGTTGCTTTGAACCTGTAGAAGAAACATTCAGAGGCAAGCCGACTGGTAACAAAGTCCTAGCCAAAGAGTGTTCGTTCTGTGACTATCGCAAAGCATGTTGGCCTAACATGAAAGAGTTGCCAGCAGTGAAGTCACAGGCAAAGGAACCAAAGATTGTTTCGTACGTTGAACTAGCGAGTGAATACAGCAGTGCATAATGCGAAACGATTTAGGGCAGCACGTAAGTTAGGATTTCGTAGTGGCCTTGAGCATAAGATTTCTGAATATCTTACAGACCTGAAAGTAAAATTTGATTACGAGTCTATTAAGATTGAATGGGAAGACCTTGCTTACAGGACATATACTCCAGACTTCGTGCTGTCCAATGGTATAATCATTGAGACAAAAGGAATGTTTACAGCGGCTGACAGAAGAAAGCACCTTGCAATCAAACGTCAGCATCCTAAATTAGATATTCGGTTTGTCTTTGAAAACAGCAGACGAAAGCTACGCAAGGGTGCTAAGTCTACATACGCAGAGTGGTGCATAAAGTATGGCTTTCGTTATTATGATAGGATCATACCTGAAGAATGGCTAAAGGAAAAGGGGAAAAATAGGCATCAGAAATTTATTAAATTTACAGGAACTAAAGTGAAGAGGAGCAATAAATGACAGAGGAAAACGAAGAAGATAAAGAAGTGGTTAAGATTACAGAAGAAGATTTTCTTATTCGTGTTAGTCCAATTAAAACTGATGAAGGTGAGTTTACAGGAGAGGCTAGTTTCTCTGTCATTAGTTCACAGGATAATGAAATACCAAGGGCTTTATATGAGGACTTAGAGTATGTAGTAAAGTGTATGCTATCAACAATTCCTTTGATGGAACAGGATGAGGCTTTCAGAGACTTTGTTGCTAACTATGTGGAGAATTATTTTTCATACGAGTTTGATGAAAGAAGTGACAAGCCTGTTGTGCAGGGTGTAGATGGTAACGTAATAACAATAAACTTTAACACAGACACGAAAGGTAGCGCTTGATGACAGATTATAATAAGATAATGAAAGAAATAGAAATGAAGCGACAGTGGAAAGATGTTGTCTTTGAAGACAAGACTGAACAGGCAGAACAACAGTCAGATAATAAATGGCTTGACGGAGTACGTCCTGATATGGTAAACAATCCACCTCACTATAATCACGCAGGTATTGAATGCATTGAGGCTATTGAAGCAGCACTAACACCTGAAGAATTTCGTGGGTACTGTAAGGGGAACAACATCAAGTACACATGGCGAGAAAGATATAAGAACGGCGATCAAGATATTAAAAAGGCTAATTGGTATATGAATCGTCTAGCAACTTATGGGGAACGACATGACAAGAGTTAAAGTATACATTACACTTGACATTGACCCAGAAGAATACCCTATACCAGCTGATGAAAATGTAGGGCAGGATATACAGGATAGTTTAGAAGAATACTTTTATGAAGTAGAGGGTGCTAACATTAGAAATATAAAAACAATTATGGAGTGATATACTATGAACAACTATTTACCAACAGACTACCAAAACTTTATTGCACTCTCACGTTACGCGAGGTGGAAAGAAGATGAGCAACGTAGAGAGACATGGACTGAAACTGTATCCAGATACTTTGACTATATGGAAAAGCATCTTGCAGACAAACATAACTATGTCTTGTCGGATGAACTACGGGCTGAACTAGAAGAGGCTGTACTGAATCAGCAAATCATGCCTAGCATGAGGGCGTTGATGACTGCAGGTCCAGCACTAGATCGTTGCCATGTAGGTGGCTATAACTGCTCATACGTGCCTGTAGATAGCCCACGTGCATTTGACGAGACAATGTATATTCTCATGTGTGGAACAGGCGTAGGCTTTTCTGTGGAACGCAGTTGCGTTGAGAAACTGCCTATTGTAAATGAACACTTTGAAGAAAGCGATACAGTAATCAAGGTCGGAGATAGCCGTCCAGGTTGGGCGAAAGCGCTACGTGAACTTATCTCTCTGTTGTATGCTGGGCAAATTCCTAAATGGGATGTTTCAGAAGTTCGTCCTGCGGGCGCACGTCTTAAAACATTTGGTGGTCGGGCATCTGGCCCAGCACCACTGGAAGAACTATTTGAGTTTATCATTCAAAAGTTTAAGGCGGCATCAGGACGTAGGCTGTATCCAATCGAATGCCACGACATTATGTGTAAGATTGGCGAGGTTGTTGTAGTCGGTGGTGTGCGCCGTAGCGCATTGATTTCGTTGTCTAATCTTAACGATGACCAGATGCGTCATGCAAAAGCAGGTGATTGGTTTAAGTATGAAGGACAGCGTATGCTTGCTAACAACAGTGTTGCTTACAAAGAGAAGCCACAGATGGGTACATTCATGCGCGAATGGCTGGCTTTGTATGAATCAAGGTCAGGTGAACGTGGTATATTTAACAGGCAATCGGCAAAAATGCAAGCATCGAAGAATGGTCGGCGTGATACTGAACATGAGTTTGGGTGTAATCCATGTAGTGAAATTATCCTGCGCCCATATCAGTTCTGCAATCTATCAGAGGTTGTAGCACGTGCATCAGATACACAACAGACTCTATCTGAGAAGGTTCGCCTTGCTACAATTCTTGGTACATTCCAATCAACACTGACTGACTTCAAATATCTTCGTAATATCTGGAAGAAAAACACAGAGGAAGAACGCTTGCTCGGTGTATCCCTTACAGGTATCATGGATAATGAACTGTTGTCTGGTAAGTCGGCACATTTAGGTATTAATATTGGTCAGACACTTGAACGTCTACGTGATGTTGCTGTCGAAACTAATGCAGCACTGGCTGAACAGATTGGTATTCCACAATCAACAGCCATTACTTGTGTTAAGCCTAGTGGTACAGTCAGTCAGTTAGTCGATAGTGCATCAGGCATTCATGCAAGGCATAACCCTTACTACATCAGGACTGTTCGAGGGGATAACAAAGACCCAATTACACAGTTTCTGATTAGCACTGGTATTCCTGCTGAACCAGATCACATGAAGCCAGACAGCACAACGGTATTTAGTTTTCCTATGAAGTCGCCTGATCGTGCTGTAACTCGTACAGATATGACTGCTATTGAACAACTTGAGTTGTGGTTAATGTATCAGCGTTACTGGTGTGAACACAAACCTAGTGTTACCATTACTGTAAAAGAACATGAGTGGTTTGAGGTAGGTGCTTGGGTGTATAAAAACTTCGATGAGGTATCTGGTATTAGTTTCTTGCCACATGATGACCATGTGTATAAGCAAGCACCTTATCAGGACATTGATGCAGAACAATACAAAGAGTTCTTGGCAAAGATGCCAAAGAGTGTAGACTGGTCAAAACTACAGGAGTTTGAGAAGGAAGATACCACATCAGGTGGACGCGAGTTGGCTTGTACTGCTGGCGTGTGTGAAGTAGTTGACTTAGATGCAGCATGATGCTACAGTACGAATTATTTGCAGTAGAACATCAAGAAGATGAGAATGGTATTTTATGCAGAGATTGTGGATTAAAAAAACCCAGAACATCT